GATTCTGCCGCCTGCAAGCTTTCCATCCGCTACATAACTGTTCAGACTGATATTTTCCGAATCACAGATGCTCTCGATCAGTCTGTAGTTTGCCGGACTGTCCACCTTGTCATGATAGGTTTTTATCAGCCTGTTGGACATCCACGTAAACATCCTCCTGCATGCGATCCATCTGTCTTTCAGGTCCTTTGTTCCCGGATAAGCTGACGTATTGTTTCCCCATGCCCGCCATGTGCCCTCGCTTACCAGTGTCACTACACCGGCAGCGTTCAGCGTGTTTGCCTGCTCACGATCCATAGATACTTCCGTCCCGTCCTGCAGTACCGCCTTATCTATATTCGCCAGTTTGTTGGACAGATACAGACTGGGGACATTGTCATTTGATGCATCCGTATACTCTGCCATGGCGCCAAATACTGCGGAATAGTACAGTATCTTATTTTCTATCTGCACCATCGGGAACAGTACAATTGCGTGCTTGTCCTGATAACCGCTTTCCTCTTTTACCTGCGTTGCGTCTGTGTACAGCTTTGTTTTTTCCGTGTCAATGTCGAGCAGGCACTCCGCCGAGAACACGCCGTTAATGCTCTCGCATTTGGACATCATCACTGCGCCGACTTCCGGTATATGGCTCCATCCCGGTGCAAGTATGAGCGCCGCCGTCATGCCCGTTTTCGGGTAAACCTGTCTTAACACCTCAAGTCCGCTCTCTTTTCCGGTCTTTGCATCATACCCGCCTATGATATCATCCATAGTTACAGCTGACGGGTCGATACTGGTTGATTCTACCCTTACGCTCACTGTCCCCAGAGCCTGATCCGACACCATGGTGATCACGAGATGTCCGTCGGTATCAAAAGACAACAAGTAATCAGCCGCTTCCGCGAGCACCGTTTCACCGGCATGGACTTTCACGCTGTCTTGCAGCACTCCTGTCACGTCATCCATGACTGCCTGACCATTCACCACCCCGTATTCTTTCGCAGTGTTTTCTTTTCTGTGTTTTGCAGGATCCAGCACATTGATAAACACTACCGGCATGACCGCATATGCGATAAAGCTTGCATACATGGACTGGCACAGCGTGTATGACCTAAAATCCTCGCTGTACCCTAATTTATTCTTTGCGTCTAAAAAACTATTGCAGACGACCGGCACGTTTACGACTGCTGCCGGGTCTTGCGCCAGATTGACCGGCGCCGTACCGACCACAACCTGCAGTCCTGCCGTACCACTGATGGGTGAGACTGTGTCCATACCCTCTTCTATCACCCGGACGCCGTGGTTATATTTGTCACTCATGACTTTCCTCCTCTCGTTTTCGCATATTCAAGTGCCTTGTTGTAGCAGATGCCTGCTGCAGACTGTGGATTCCTTAAGTCACTGCGCACTTTTACCGCACGCGACACCGACACCAGAAGATTGTTCAGTGCAGGCACTTCCCTGACTGCTTCCTGCATCTGTGGTGTTAATCCGTTCCGGTACACGGTGCCCGTTGTCGCCACACCGGCAATCGACGGTCCCAGCCAGATCACTGCTGTGTTTGCGTCTTTAGCCTGCTGCATTCCTTTCTGTTCTTCTTTTTTTGCATTTTTTGTTTCAGACATATCTGTCCTCCTCTCTGTTTATAAAATAGGCGTCCCAGACCATTTCCAGACCGCCTATAAAATACGGGTAACACTCTTCGTCGTTCAGGATCCAGTCAATCCCTGCATTGATGTCCATTTGGTACATGTCTTTTAGTATCGGATTGCCGATAAAACGCTCCGCCACCCTGTGCATCACATTGAGCAACGTCTGGTGCCCCAGATTCGACCTGTCATCGTCAAATATCCCAAACACAAGGATTACCTTTACCCTCTGGGCTCCGGCGTAAATCCCGCCCTGCTCAAGCCTCACGATGCAAAACGGATAAGGGTCGTCATCATCCTCCCCTTCGTCATCCGCCATAAGACTGCCCGGCTGCACTGTCTGCTCGCGCTTCGGCAAGCTCTGCAGGTAGGATGTCATGTGTGCCGGTTTTCCCTGTGGGTCCTTAAACACCATGCCGGTCATCAGGTGTTCTATTTCTTCCGCCATGTCTTCCTGAAACTGATAGATCGTCACTTTTTTCTCCTCCTTCTTCGCTGCCTGCCGTCTATTGCTGCATTCATGTGCTTGTGCATGCTGTAGGCGAGCTCTGACTGTAGTTCTCTTGATAATCCACTCTCTGCAAAAGCTATTGCTGCTGCCTTTGCCCTAGAGAGAGAGTGGATCTCTTTGATTTTTTCCCGGTTCTTACTGTTTTTCATATGCTCGCCGGGAACACGCTGGAAAATTCCCTCGTGTCCTTCATTCATCTTTGCAACAAACCCTTTATAGACACGTCTTCCGGAAGGAAACTGCAGATCCCTCAGCCCTGATTTCCGGACAACTGACACACCTGCTGGCTGTCTCCCACTGTTTGCCCTTGTTGCATACCCTTTTCTGATTCCAACCGGCGGACCTTTCAGCGTAATTTTCACGCTCGGTGTCTGTCCCTTATTGTCAGCCCGTTTTTTAATATCCTTTTGCGTAAATACGTCGCTGGTAATGGTATAGCGCTCCGTGGTCTCTTCATACAGCCTCTCCCTTGCGAGTTTCGCCACCTCATTGACGGCTTTTTTCAGCACGTCGTTCATCGCATCTTTTTTTCCCATTTCCGTCAGGCGTTTTTCTATTGCATTAAACGTCACCTGATATGGCTCGATATGTATGATCATGACCTTGCCGCCTCCAAGCTTATCGCATAGATACCATCCTCATCATTTGCATCTGTAATCTCATACTGCTTTTCGTCCAGCTTAAGCACCCTACCCGGTGCCGGAAGTCTGCCGAAATCTTCGGCCGCAACATAAAAGAGTAGCTGCCTTTTATGCAGTCCATCTTCCCTGTCCCGGATCTTCTTTTCCCTTTCCGTCAGTTCGTTTTCATCAATGATGACCAGTACTTCCTGTCCGTTGATATCGTGCATCTCCCCGAACTCGTCAAAATTAAGGAATACACTCTTGATGTCCTGACGTATCATGTCTTTGAGCATCACCTTCACCCCGGCAACTGTGCCGTCAGTTCCGGCGGTTCTTCGCCCTCCGTTCCGGTACTGTCCTGATCCGCATCGTCAGATTCTTCATCATCCTGACCATCATCATCGTCTTCTCTGGCACTTCCGCTGTCTAACGCGTCTAACAGTCTTTCCCGCAACTCGTCTTTATTCCCTTTCGCGTCAATACCACACCCTTTGGCAAGTTTCTTCATCTGGTTGTATTCCATGTTTATGATCTGTTCTGCTGAAATACCGCCCAAACTGACGTGATCCGGAACCACATCACTAGATACTGCCTTGTCGCAGATTTCCGCCACACCTAAAGAAACAAGACGTCTGGCTTCGTCATCTGCCACCTCAAAAGGTTCACTTGATTTGTCCTTGCGCACTACCCTTGATTCATTTGGATTCGGACGGTGTCCGTAAGTACCACAAATAATCTTTATTTTCATGCCTGCCCTCCTAAATTACCGTTGCCGATATTGCAGAATCCTTAAACCACGGTGCAACGAGCGGTTTGGACTGCTGTGTCAGCGTCCGGATGCTGTCATGCGCATTTGTCGTGATATGCGGGACCCTTCTGGCAGGATATGTATAAAACTGCCGGTCTCGTTCCTCCATCTGCGTGACTGCGCCGTACATGGTATGTCCCATTTTTGGGGCTGTTACCGCAATCTTTCCTGCCGGGATAAATGACTTTGTTTTACCGTCTTCATCTGTAAATTCCGCATCATAGCAGTACAGGTCGAGCATGATCCCTTTACAGTTGATCCTTCCGCAGTATGTGACCCCGCTGGGAAGTTCTGCCGGCTCGATGCTGGCAATATTAAGTCTTCTGTTATCCAAAAGCTTCAACAAGTATTCGTTGTGCAGCACAACGTCAGCGACATCCGCACCCATAAGGACATCTGTCGCCTGATATCCCTGCTGTTTCAGGATCCTTGCCATCTGCTCCAAGTCAGACATCCAAGTGTCGGATGTCCTTGACCACGCCGATGCCGGCGTGTAGACTGCCTCATTCTTGGCACCTTCGTAAAATCTGATCTGGTACTCTTCATATTCACTGCTGCCGTATTTATCCGCATAGTGTTTCATGGCGTATCCATTCTCAAAGATCGTCTGCGCCGACATATACTCTTCCCTCGTGTCGATGCTGTCATTGAGGTCGATCATGTCCTGCCGCAGGATCGCAGCCTCACGCTCTGCAGGTGTCCGCTGTGAGAATAATGACTCCCCGAACTGTTTTTTCTTTAGCGTGTCAATTGTGAGCGTCCTTTCCGGTGCTACGTTTGCAGGCGCCATACGCTCTGTATGATACCCGGTCCGTCCCATATTGATGCCGCCTTTTCCCTCGATCACGCATGGTGCCATCTTCCTTGATTCTTTGTCCTTGTATTCCAGTAAGACATCCTCCGTGACGAAGATATCCTTATCCGTCGTCGGAAAATATCTGTCACGTAAAAATGTCGGCTTATTCTTAATGATCGCCAAAGCCGCAAGCATGGTCTGTGTCTGATAAATGTCAATCACTGTTGCATCCCTCCTATTCCATTGCACTTTCCAAGTAAATTCCGGCATCCCGCAGGGCTCTCTCGTCTGCGACGGACATCGTGTAACCGTCTGCTACAATAAGCACGTTCCGGATAAACTTGCCTGTCCGGTAGACTTCCGCCACCACACTGTCCGTATCTGATGTCTCAATATCCTCTTTCAGGATATACGCGGCCTGCGTTCCTTCTGTCCCGCTCAGCAGGCTGCATGTCCCGTCTGTTTCCGCTTCCGCGAGCACCGACCCTCTGCGCAATTTCATTACTTCCTCTGTGGCGGCGAGGTTTACAGTTACCACGTCAACGGGCATTGACGCATCCGCGACCAGCCAGTCGGGTTTGCAGGTTCCTATCACTTCTCTTCCTGTTATGTTCATGTCTCTTTCCTTCCTCCTTCCTAATCCGTGATACCGGCGATCAGCTTCGCACCGTCAGAAATATCTTTCATCTCCTGCTCTTTTGCACTAAGGCTTCCCTGATTTGGTGTCGGCTCGACACCTGCCGCGCCCGAATCCACAACGTCCGCATGCATCATGTCCATGTAAGACTGCTGCCCCGTATTTTGGGTATGGGCTGTTGTCATATCCATGGCTTTTAATGCCGTCAGTGCAAGCTCTCCCGCACTCATTTTGGTCTCGCCGTACTTAGCCTCCCTGATAAGGTCTTTGTCAGGTATCTTGTCTGCGATGTCATCAATTTCCTTAATTCTGGCAATTTCCTTGTTTACGGCTTCATTTACTGCGTTCTGTTGTTCTGCTCCGGCTTCCGCCAGTGCACTGGTCCTGATTTGGTCATACAGATCAGGTTCCGTGTCTTTCAGCTCTTTCAGTGTCATTTTCCGTTCTCCTCCTGTATTTTTTTGTTCTATAACATCCGGCGTCTGACTTCCGGTTGCTACCTGCATGTCTGCCATAATCTTATCCGGCAGATAAAATAATCCTCTGACCGGCATTGCGATGCCATTCACCGTCAGAAGGCTTCTGTCACTGTTCAGGCTCATCACCACTTTTTCCCCTGTGTCCATTACTGCATCCGCGAAGCCGTTATCAACTGCTTCCTGCGCTGTCATCCATGTGGTAGCCCCCATCATGGATGCGATTTTTTCTTTTCCCAGCCCCGTACACTGCTCGTATATTTCGCCGATGGACTTGTCAAACGCCTTTACCTGTGACATGGCTGCCTTGATGCCTGCACTGTTATAATACCCGTACAAAAAAGCCTTGGATCCATGTATCATGGTCAAGGTGCCTTTTGCCACCTTTCTTTTGCCCGTGGATGCCCCCTGCGCGATTATGCTCGCAGCACTCGCCGCTATCCCGTCCACCACAGTGATGACCGTCGCCTGCATCTGCTTCATACGGTTATAGATTGCTACCCCCGCGGACACTTCCCCTCCCGGCGAATTGATGTGGAATGTTACCTCCCGTGTTCCTGCCAGCCCGTCCAGCTCTTTTAAAAACTCTTCCAGCACTATGTAGAGTCCTTCTACCGGTTCGCCCGTCCACCAGTCTGTCGGGCGGTTTGTTACAATCTCTCCGTATAAATTTACATTTGCACTGTTATCTGCTTCGTTTAATATGATGCTGTATGGTTTCATCTTCTTCCTCGTCCAGTTGCACCGGTGCAACTTCTTCCATTCCGTGCATCCCGATTTCGTTCATGCGGCTAAGTTCCATTTCAATCTGGTTCATGTTGGCATCCCAGTCCGAACTGTTTATCTTTTCTGCTGCCGCCGTTCTTGTTGTAAGACCCTCTTTGATGGCAATCACTTCCGCATTTACTTCTTTCAGTGGGTCAAGCTGTCCCTGAGACGGACCAACCCATTCACACCCTAGCCATGCCTCCCTCATTAATGGGTCATCAAAGAACCCCGGCGCCTCTATCCTTCCTCTGGCAACCGCCTCTGACAGCCATATCTCATACACCGGATTGCAGAAATTCGATGCAAACCATGCACGGTACATCTTAAAGGCTTTCCATGCTTCCAGCAGCGAAGCTCTGGATGCAGAATAACTCGCCCTGAATTTTTTTATGAGCAGGTCTTCCGGTATTTCCAGTGCTGCGCCTATCTGGCAGCACACCGTCTGGAAAAAGCTTTCGAACCCGGATGCAGGTCTTTTCGGATCCGCAAATACGATATCCTCTCCGGGATTCATGATATTCAATGTGCCCGGACCTAATTCGTATTCGTTCTGGTCGTAGCTGGCTTCGTCTTCCCCCGGCTGTCCGTTTCCTACCTCGTTAAACGGTATCTCTGATGCATCTTCTTTCGTTTTGACAAATGCAGTGAAAAACGACTCCACGACTGCTGCCGTGATCTCCGCCTCCGTGTACCGTCTTAACTGCAGCACCTCTTCTATCACTGGCGCCAGATACGGCACACCCCGGTACTGCTCCGGCCGCTCCGAATTCATGATATGCAGCACATTAGGTAATCCCGTATGTTCCCCGTAAGCTTCGACCCTCACCCACTTGGTCTGTTCCCTTGTCATCTCGTAGGGGTATGTGTTCCGGAAATGGTACGCAACGACTGCCGCATCCCCGTCTACTTCCACACCGTCATATATCTTATTCTTATTATCCTTATTTATCCCGTCCGTATAAAAAATGTTGGTTTTCAGCGTATCTACC